TCTACGCCTTTCTGGGTTTCTACCCAATCCGACCGCGACATTGACATACTCCTCCCTGGATGTGGTTACCAGATCCATTAACCCCATTATATTATAGTAAGCCAGTGACCATCTCCCCCCCAGATAGTTCGTAGGGAGGGTCACGACCAACCCCCCAACCTCTAGGGCTTCACGGGTGGTAGTACACCCCCCTGCGTGGTATGAGTCCAGATTGACATCGGATAATATGTAAAGGGCCATCAGTCTGTGGTGGGGTTGGGCATCTATCAGATGGATCCGAGATAGATCCATACCAAGATTCCTGAATCTCCCTCTAATAATCTCGTCCGTCTCATCATTGTCACCTCGATGCAGGATTAGTCTGGCATCCCCATCCCCCTCCATTATACCCTTTAACATCATATCGAATTCTGGGTGGCGCTTAAAAGATTTCTGCATGCACAAGTACCAGTTCCCATCCTCTGGAATAGAGTCCGAGAAATCTTTCCTGGTCAGTCCATCATACCTTTGGTGGTCGATCAGAGAACACCCTCCCTCTGTCCTTCGGTTGTAGTACTGGTGCATACTATCTTTCGGGAGTAGGATCAATTCTTCAGTGTAGTGGGACTGAGCCGTCTTGTGGTCGAGTTCTGCACCCCCCCATGATACATAGTAGTCGACCACCTTCTGAGGTATACCGGAGGTAACGGGGTGACCATGGGTCACCGCCTGAATCCTGGCCAGTTTGGACATCATTAACCTCTGACAGTAGTTGGACATAGTTGAGTCTAGATACAGTAGTAGGTCGAGTTGGAGGGATTCTATACCGCTGCGTGCCTCTTCTAGCCAATTGTTCATATTACCATCATAGATCAGTACATTCTTTTTATCGTCCAGGAAGGGGGTAGAAGAAGAAGATCCCTTTTTAATATAGATATAGGTTATATCGTATTTATCCATCGGTAGTCTGTTCAGTACCCCTTGGAAGTCCGATATAACGGAATGATTTTCACTGAAACATGCAGAAGCAATTCCTATAAGGTACCTCTTGTTTTTAACCTGGGTGGGTGGTGGTTTTACCTCCAAAGTACACGGAGAGACGTAGTTCAGGCTCGGAAACAGTCGAGTGGAAAGTCTGTAGAATTTCTGCATAACGCTTCTCATATCGGCTTCGTGGTATATTTCTACATAGAACGCAGTCAGGACACAGAAGTTGTAGGGGTCCTGGTCCTGGACGTAACCGATATCCAATGTATCCTGTTGTAAGAGACAATCAACCCTTTGATGGAACATCGAGATTGTATCAAGGGCATCCTGGGTCGAGGTGGGGTACCCCGTAATGAGGGTCGCTAACTGGACCTGTTGAGCCAGAGAAGGGTAGGCCGTTCTACAGGATAGAGAAAGAGTCAAATAATCCCTCCCCTTCCTATAGTTGTGTTTATCAATATTGTATCTAGCAATCCAACCCGACAGTAGCCGGGCCTGGGGGGTATCACGAGGTATACTGGGATTATTGCTAGGATCGAGGGCTCTTTCCAGTAGTATAAAGGCCCTTTCATCCCTGTTGTTTCCCATTTCGAAAAAACCGGCCTGGGTGAGGGCGTAACTATTGTCTCCTGCAACCTCGAGGGCGTGGGTGAACAGTTTTGTTTTTTCAGAGTGATCTTTACTATGGCACGCTTTGTTTGTGAGATAGGTGGAAACGTGAAGACGCCTCTGTCTATCATTACAGTCGGTGTTTGTACTCATCTTCAGTTTGGGTTGATAGATATATCCACCCAATGAAAATATATATCAAAAATTCCTTAGGGTATAGTTTTTAAGAATATATGTAAAAATAGATGTAAAAATAGAACAGATAATAGTATATAGTTATTGAAGAAGTCGTAAAAGAATTAAAACACAAATCTATATTGTGTTTTAATTCTTTTACATAAATGGGCTTTTGGTTATAAAAGTAGAGATGGTCTTTTTAGTCTTCTCTGCATTCTTTACTAGACATATTACCTGTCGAACACCTTATATATTTTAACATAGTCTCTATCTGTTCATTAGCGATAAGGGGTGTAGAGGATTTCTGCTCATCACCCTTACTGGTTGTAGTTTTAACCTTGGTCTTCTGAATGTTCTGAATAACATCCATAACCTCTCCATCAACCATTTTGAGTATAGTGTAGAGTATAGATATGTTATTCCCGTGTCGATAGGATCGGACGGACAACTCCATTGTCTGGCTATCGTACCATACAGAGGCATTCCTGATGTCCGTCTGCATGACCGCCTTATACTCATCATCGCTTATATCCTTTTTGATTGTGTAGGTCAGAAACTCATTCTGACCTAGTTCGGGGTAGTCGGAAGGGATATGGGAATCCTCTATACATATCTTGTATAGGCCTGTTTTATTCAACAGTTCTTGACCATACCAACATATCGACCCACCCTTCTTTTCATCTACAATGTCGGGAGTCAGATTGATATCCTGTACAATCCCCATAACCGTATCTACAGCATCCCTGTTCCCCCACTCCAACTTATAGGATCTAAATGAATCCTCTCCTCTACATAACTTGAGTTTGTCAGAGTACAACTTGAGTTTGTCAGAGTACAACTTGAGTTTGTTAGAGTACATTTCGACCTGTCTTTTGTAGTAGTTAAGTTTCCTATTGTCCATTATCATCATTACAGCAAAGGCTATACACACGAATCCCACAAAACAACAATAACAGATCTTTTTTCCATCGGGCATAGTGAATTAATTTTCTTTTTATCCTTGTATATTTATATATATATATATAGATATACAAGGATATTTCTTTTTTTATTTTTTTTTATTTTTTTTTTATATTATCTTCATAAAAACAAGTAAAAAAATAATAAAAAAAAAAGATTTAAATCTAATTATCTTTCCAATCTAAGTACATTATATTGATATATTTAAACTCCCCATATGTCAGGTCTAGAAAACCAAATCAAAGACTACGTCTATAAACTATTCATGGAGTACTACAGTAATCTGAATATGTACAAGATCAAGGACACTGGTGGGTATTCTGTCTATTACGCCAAAATAAGTACACTACTTGCATGCAATCGTTACATAATGGTCACCACTCCCCAGGACATTAATGTACCTGGTACAATGGCCCCTCTGTCTAGTATCAGATGGATATCCCTGCAGGCTCGGGAGACCAATGAGAACTACAAGATACCTAAACAGTCTTATACCCCTAGTGAAAGGTCCTTGAACAACTTGCAAAATATTTTTATAATAAAAAAACAAACAGAGTCCACCCATACAATATTTGGTGTAGAACACGACCAGATACCCCTATCCCTGGCGATGCTCCGCCCCACCTCCACATCATCCTTCCCCGATCGTTTTTCTCTAGAAGCCGCCCTTAAAGAGTTCCAGACAGTCATCACTATAACGTCCTAATACTTCCAAAGGGTGGAAGTATTAGGACGTTATAGTCCACTTGATTTGTGTTTACTTATAAATAAACACAAATCAAAAGCCCAAAATCAACACTATTTTGAATTAGTGTGTGTGTGAGTGTGAGTGTGTGTGTGTGTGTGTGAGTGTGGGCATTATTTATACCTACGCCGAACAACTCGTACACTCTTCTTTATCTATACACAGCGATCTAACAGCGTCCTTGGTTGACTCTTTGGAATTATCTATGTTATAGTTCAGACCGAATTTCTTGGCACTCGTAGTAGCCATACTCCTCAGGTAGTACATCCCCGTCTTGAGCCCTTTTCTCCACCCGTAGAAGTGCATACTACTCAGTTTGGAGGTACTGGTATTAGTCATATAGATGTTAAGGCTTTGGGTTTGGTCTACGAAAGGAGATCTGTCGCGGGACTGATCAATAAGGACCTTGGCACTTATCTCCCATACTGTCTTGTACAGTTTCTTCAGGCTGTCGTCGATATCTAGGTCAGCAACAGACCCATTACTCATCACAATACTATTCATCACATTCTCATCCCACTTACCCTCTGCAATAAGATCTCTGATCAGGTGTTCGTTAATCACTATAAAATCGCCACTAAGGGTTTTTCTAGAGTATATGTTGGAGGTATAGGGTTCGAAGCATTCATTATTACCCTGTATCTGAGACGTCGAGGCTGTTGGCATCAGGGCGGTGAGTGTCGAGTTTCTGGTACCATCCCTTTTAATTTTTTCTCTCAGTTCTCCCCAGTCCATAAACGCCAGGTCCTTTTCGTCTACCCCCCACATATCGAACTGGAGTATACCCTTCGAGAAGGGGCTACCCTTGAAAGATTTATAGGCCCCCTTCTCTACTGCCAACTGGTGGGACATTTCGAGAGCCCCATGGTAGATCGTTTCGAATACTAGTTTGTTTATAGCGTGGGCGTCTTCAGAATCGAAGGGGACTCTCATCTTTATATACATATCTGCCAGCCCCTGGACTCCAATACCCAGAGGGCGGTGGAGTTCATTCGATAGTTTGGATTCTGGAACACTATACATATTGATATCAATAATACTGTCCAGGTTTCTGCACACAATCCCCGCGACCCTGTGTAACTTCATATAGTCTATGTAGGGTAGTGAGTCTTTGTTCTGAACTACAAAATTAGACAGACATATCGACGCCAGTATACAGTTTGCATACTGTTTATCGTCAGAATACAGGTTGATCTCATTGCACAGGTTGGATGACTTTATCGTTCCTAGATGCTGATGGTTGGTTTTTCTATTCACAGCATCTTTATAGGACATGTAGGGCATCCCGGTTTCCGTCTGGGTTGTTAGGATCTCATTCCAGACGGACCTGGCCTTGAGCTGGGATTTAAACTTTTTGGTAGATTCAAGCTCTAAATACCTCTGTGTAAATTCTTCCCCATACAGGTCAGTCAGTTCTGGGAAATCGTGGGGGTCGAAGAGGGACCATATTCCATCATCCCTCACCCTCTCCATAAAAAGGTCGCACACCCACAGGGCATAGAACAGATCCCTAGCCCTCATGTGTTCATCACCGTGTGGACGCTTCAGCTGGAGAAAAGCCATTATATCGGGGTGCCACGGTTCCAGATACACCGCGATACTCCCTTTCCTTTTACCCCCCTGGTCGACCGCTCTTGCTGTATTGTTAAATACCCTTAGATAGGGGCAAATACCACTACTGATACCGTTTGTTGATTTTACTATACTCCCCTGGCTCCTAACCATGGTGAAGTGCATACCTATTCCCGCACTACCCTTACTCAGTTCGGCACAGTCTGCCACCGATTTAAAAATACCCTTTATAGAATCTTCAGAACCCAGTAGTACACACGAAATACCCTGTTCATAGTTTGTACCCATATTAAACAGTGTGGGGGATGCGTGGGTGAAATAACCCATCGACATGTTGTCGTAAGACGCAATAATATTATCCATTAAGGTATCATCAGTGTAATCTTTCCTGTTCTGATATATAGCAATGGATACCCTCATCCACATATCCTGGGGCTTCTCAACCACTCTACCCTCTCCATCTTTCAGTAGGTACTTCGATAGGAGAGTGGAAAACCCAAAGAAATTGATCCTATAGTCTCTGTCGTAGTCTATCATTTTGTTCAGCCTGTTTTTATGGTGCATTACAAAGTTGTAGAAGTGTTCATTTACGGCTGGGGCACTTTTACCATCTACCATCTTGTGGAAGAGATGTTCCACAGTCTCAGAGAAACAGGTGGGGGTATTTTTATGGTGGTTGGACACACAGATACGGGTAGCCAAAATACCATAGTCGGGGTGGGTCGTGGTAAGGTCGGCTGCGATGTCGCAGGTGTGTTCATCTATCTTACGCGTTTCGATCCCAGTTCTGATAGAAGCAATGACCCGCTGGGTGATACTGGCAGGGTTTACGTCAAGGCCTCCGCACATGTTCTGTATCCTTGTCAGGACTTTATCGAAGGATATTGTTTCGTGATTGCCATTGCGCTTAATCACGTACATCTTGTTCTGGATAGTTGGAGAGGACATGTAGCTGTATCTCTCAAGATATAGTTATGTATATTTACTCATGTACAGTACATTAAGTAAATATATCAAAAATTATTTTACCCATTTGTTTTTGTGGTCAGTGTACAAAAACAAATGGGTATAGAGACTCCAAAGAGTACTTTTAGGATAACTCCTTCAATCAAGGTGAAGACCATACCTATCCCCACTCCTTATAAAATATAAATAGGAAGTACCCAATCAGAATGTGTGTAATATCACAGAGAAGATATATACACGAGCGATGGTATAGCGACTGTTTCCTACCACTATTTCTCAATATAAATGATGATTCTTATCTAGATTAATATAGGGGATGAGCGTCAGACACCTAATGCCAAATTATACCACGAAGGGATATGTTCCGTAGTTGAGTTCTGGAACATACCATTCATGTATGTTCCCCCCCTCACGTCCCACTGTTCCAGGGGCTGGTTGAATGATATGGTTCCCTGAAACATACTAAACATATATTTAACTTGTTCAATGTTCCACCTCTCCAGAGGCTGGTTGAAAGTGGTGGTATCTTTGAACATCAGTGCCATGTTTGTGACTTTAGAAGTGTCCCACCTTTCCAGGGGCTGGTTGAAGGCGTGGGCTCTTTGAAACATATTATTCATATTTTCGACCCTACTTACGTTCCATTGTCCTAGAGGCTGGTTGAAAGCGGTGGCATCCTCAAACATAGCAGCCATATGCGCGACACCACTCACATTCCACCCCTGGAGGGGCTGGTTGAAGGCGGTGGCTCCATCAAACATAGCATTCATTACCTCCGCTCCACTCACGTTCCACTTTTCCAAGGGCTGGTTGAAGGCGGTGGCTTCACGAAACATTGTATTCATAAGTTCCACCCCACTCATATCCCACTGTTCCAAGGGTTGATTGAAGGCTGTGGCTTCATGAAATATACCATTCATATTATTGACCCCCGACGTATTCCACTCCCCGATGGGCTGATTGAATCTACGCGCGTTGTAAAACATATTATACATATCAGTGACCCTTGACGTATTCCACTCATTGACAGGGCTGTTGAAAAGAGTACAATCTGAGAATTTTTCAGACATATCTCCAACCAAGCTCACGGGACCCCCGACGATGGAGCATATACGCTCAGAAAACTTCGTATCTTTTGTGATAGTCAACCACTTTACAACTTCTATATAATTGTAGGAGGTAAGATCATTGTGATTGTGGGCTAGGGTGGTATGCCTAATACCTATTCGGTGGACTGGGGCTGTGTAATCCCAGTCCACCCCTATTAGGTCGGGGAGGTACTCCATGACCATAGGTTTGAATATATCGCGCATCTCGCGGTGGAGTGTGATTTTGGGAGCATCAGGTTTGAATATGTCGCGCAGCTCGCGGTGGAGTGTGGTTTTGGATGTACCAGGTTTTAAAGTCCCCCGCTTGGCCGCGCACCCCATCTTCCCACCTTTGACGCGCCTGTAGGTGCATATGTCAGGGTTGTTCTTACACTCCTTCTCGTCCATCCCTTTACAATCCTTGGCCTGAACGGGAAGAGTTACTCTACAGGTAGGGGGATCGAAAGAGGTGTATGCGGAAAACTCTACCCCCCTAGGGAGGATGACTCCACTAGATCCCATGTCTATACAGGGGCAGTACACCTCCAGGCGGAGACCGGGTGGGGTCAGAGGGGTGTGGGATGCCAGGGTGAAGGTATACTTGATGAAGGATGTCTGGGGGTCCTCCTTTGGTGTGGTGATGTAGAGGGTGGTGGGTTGGGTGGTGAGAGTGGTGAAGTTCCTCTCGAATTCTGCTATCTGTCCCTGGAAGATCCCTAGTGGGGAGTTATCTACTTCGATTATAGAGTTGAACATATTGAGGAGGTTCCTCACGTGGGTCATATAGGGTGTTGCCATATCTTTTCTATAATTATTTAACTATAGGTGTATATATATATATATATATATTAAAAAAAAATAGTTGTACCTCAATCAGACTGTGTATAATATCACCAAGACGATGGGACATACTATTAATCATAACTGTCGGGATATCTATATTCATAACTATCTGAAGATGAACTTGACTGATTATACCAAAAAGGAGTGTGGTTAACACCAGATTTAAGAAACATCTGTACATACTTTCTACCCTTGAAGTGTCCCCACCACCATGGACTGGTTGAATGAATTGGTATATTGGAACATGCTTGTGACTTGACAGACGTCCCACCTATCGACGGAGCTATTGGAATGAGTAAGAGACTTAAATTTTTCAGTCATGTCTCCAACCAGAATCATGGGACCCGACGATGGACCGGATGTCATTTCCAAACATCATATTTTATGTGATAGTAAACCGCTTTACAACTTCTATGTAGACGTAGGAGGTAAGACTGGTGTGATTGTGGTACATGAATCTATAAAGAGTTATATTTCAAATATTATAGGAAATATTCCATCAAAACATTATAAAGCCTATATAAAATATGCATATGAAAGTAAAGATGTCAGAAAATATACTCCAAAAAAATCATCAAGGCGGAAAAAACTTAAAAAGTATAAAAAATAAATCTTCAATACTTCATCAGCATAGGTATAACACGTATATGATTTAAATTTTCTGCTTTTATAGCCATAAAAGTTATCGCATTTTAAGTAGCCGTCGTAATCTGGCTAACCGTTTTTAGGCCTTTTCTTTGGTTCAAAGATGAAATCATCACCATAATTTCCAACAAGATTATAATTCATAGATTTAATCATATTTATCATTTCTTTCTGCGTTGTTTTCATATTTTCTTGACCCCTCTTAGAATCAGACCATAACTCAATTATAATAATTGGTTTATATTTCATTATTTTATTTTTAGCACCAAGTAAGAAATTGTACTCAAACCCTTCAATGTCAACTAACATAATGTCAAAATCATTTATGTCCAATTCATCTAATTTTCGCATTTCATTTTTAACACTTTTATTATATAAATTTGCTGAACGAACATCTTCATCAATATCTTTTTGCGTAAATACGTGCATTCCACCAGAATTATTATTGATTCTATTTATGTTCTCTCTTTTACAAATTTTATCTTGATCCATGAAAAAAATAGTTTCATTATTGTGTCCAACTGCAACGTTAATGGCGTTAATATTTTTCAAATTATTTAACTTTATATTACATTGCAAATGATTGTAAGTAGGAGGATAGGCTTCAATTGCCGTAACTTTATTTATATGTAAAGATACAGGCAAACACACTGTTCCAATATGACACCCTATATTTAGAAAATGTTTTAATTTTTTTTCTTTTATATATGTTAATATTACATGGAATGTTTCTTCATTCCACTGATTGTTGTTTAATAACTGAGATTGAATGCAATCATCTTTGTTCCTAATTTCATATTTTATACCATTTATACTTTTAGTTTCCATTATCTAGATATATATATATAGATTATTATTTTCAAAAAAACTACATTTTAAATGTCCGAAGGGTTAAAAAAAACTATAAATGACAAAAAAACATGCCCACCCCTACTGATATTTACAAAGACCTTTGAACTACCACCCAAACGTAAGCACATCCACACACACACACCCACCCACCTTAAAAAATAGGTAGACTAAAAGGTACTCCATATACAATATTATTTCGAACCAGTACATCACAGATATTTTTTATTTGTTCCGTACACGTTCGGCCTGTAACAACGACGAAATGATAACTAGATATATCATTTACTGGTAGGTGTCGAATCGTGACAATTGGAATGTTACTATTATCAAATACTTCAACAAGGGTGTCTATACCCTCCTTATCATATCTGAGGGATAGTCTGAGGTAGAAGCAGCTCTCATAGTTATCTCTAAGGACTAAATGGGATCTATCTTTTATCCCAAAAGGAGGGGTATGGGATTTCTCCTCGACGATCAACAATATATCACTAACGATAGAGTTGGCAGTGGGTAAACTACCGGCCCCTTCACCTATCAGTATCGTAGAATTCAGATTTGTTGATACAATCTCAACGATATTCGTGGCACCCTTCACACTAGAAAAGATATGCTGTTTATGTACAAGCATAGGAGACACCATAACCTCTACACTATCACCACTACTCAATCGAACGACACCAATCATCTTGATGGTATACCCCAGATGAGATGCCTGTTCGAAATCGTCGGGGGTGACCCTACCAATACCGATAGGGTGTATATCTCTATCGTCGATATATTTCCCTATACCCAGTCTAGCCAATATGTTGATCTTAGAGCGAGCATCTAGACCTTCTATGTCCGCAGATGGATCTGCTTCCGCGTATCCTAGACTCTGCGCTTCTTCAAGGGCACTCATGAATGTTGTCGAAGGGTTCGCCTCCATTGTACTCAGTATAAAGTTCGTTGTTCCATTGACGATCCCTGATATCTGGCTAATATCGTCTGCAATATAGTCGTTCTGTAGGGTATGGATAATAGGTATACCCCCACAGACCGTGGCTTCATAACCAAATGAAACCCCATACTTGTCCACCAGAACTTCGATATCCTGTAGATATAGAGAGACAAGGGCTTTATTGGCCGTAACTACATGTTTTCCACTTTTTATAGCATCAAATATCACGTCTTTTGCAAGACACACCCCGCCCATAACCTCTATGATCAGTCCTATAGTATTGTCGTTTATAATATCGTAGGGGTCTGTGGTCAGTGTGATACCTTCAGGGAGCCCCCTCTGTTTGTTTATATCACGGACGCATATTTTAGTAATCTTTATGGTAGACATCTTTTTTATGATACTGACAACCCCTCCACCAACTATCCCGCAACCGATTAACCCTATATTCATTGTATGTATATATACATACATAGTGTAATCCTTTTAAATTGGAAGTTTGGATTAAGGACCAGCGTAAAAAAAACGGAAATCCTATCGATCCTACAAAAATAACAAAAAATAAAAATGTTGACCTGTTATATATATAGAAATATACATAGAATATATATACACCAATGGAGACTAAAACTAAAATGATGATAGCGGGGGGGGTACTGGTGCTATTTGTTACAATTATTATCATAGTAGTCGTGGTGAACAACAACAAGGAAGACGGAAAACCTAAGGGTGAGGCTAAGGCTAAGATAGTAAAATCCAAAGAAGGTGTTTTTAAAACTGCTAAAGCGTCGGCTCTATCGAATAGAGAGCCTGACTACTACTATACAGACGGAGAATATGAGATTCGTGGACATAAAGGGCACGAAATTATAGATAATAAGAAGTATATATATGATATAAAGGCAGAGGCTAGAAAACCAACATTTAATATGGATGATCGTGAAAGAATCCTTCTAGAGAAATTTAAATCTACTAACGTTAAATTTATAGACATACCAGATACTCTGGCAAGTGTAAAATACAGGTACTTAGCAACAAGTGAAACTAGTAAAGGTATAAGTCCAGGGAACGTGAAGTGGATCGGTTATATAATCAACAAGGTTAAATACGAATAGATTAATGTGTATGGTCCTCACAAACAGTTATCATTATATCTCAAATAATAACTATACAAAGAAGATCTTAACCCATATACAGACTACCTTTAAAAGGATGATCGAGGAGTACTGTTAACTGAAACTATTAATATGATGATTGTCTCAACAGTTTCAGTTAACATCAGAATGATGATAAACCCAATTTAAATCTTTATAGTTACAAATTGTAGAGAATTGTCCATCATCTATATGTCTAGATCCTTCGGAGAGTTAGTTACTGGAGGGAACGCCTTTTTAGTATAATACACCCACTCAATTTTCTCATTTGGTAGTGGTCCAATATAATGTAAATCAGCATAATAAGTGTTAATTAAAATATCAATAGCAGCAGTAGTAGCAGTAGTAGCAGTAGTAGTGGCAGTAGCAGTAGTAGCAGTAGTAGCAGGGTGTAATAGACAGTAAAATAAAAAAAAATAAAATATTGGTCCATACATTATATCTATAAAACTATCTCGACAATGGAGACTAAAACTAAAATGATGATAGCGGGGGGGGTACTGGCGCTAATTGTTACGATTATTATCATAGTAGTCGTGGTGAACAACAACAAGGGTGAGGCTAAGGCTAAGGCTGAGGATCCTAAAGAAAAGGATCCTAAAAAAAAAGATCCTAAAGAAAAGGATCCTAAAAAAAAAGATCCTAAAAAAAAAGCACCAGTAAAATCCAAAGAGGGTGTTTTTAAGACTAATAAAGCGTTGACTCTATCCAATAGAGAGCCGGACTACTATTATACAGACGGAGAATATGAGATTCGTGGACATATAGGTCATAGAATGATAGGTAAATCAGACTCTAAATATAATATAAACGCACAAGCCAAAAACCCAACATTTAAGTTGGATGATCGCGAAAAAATCCTTCTCGAAAAATTTAAATCTACTAACGTTAAATTTGTCTATATGAGAGAGGATCTGGTCGCTGCACAAGTTTATAATATCTGGACAAGTGAAACTAATAAAGGTATATACCCTGAAGCAGGAGATAATACTTTTATCGGTTATGTAATCAACAAGGTTAAATACGAATAGATTAATGTGTATGGTCCTCACAGACTGTTGTCCTTTATTTTATCATATAGTTTACTTTATACTATATGATAAAATGTAAAAAATATTATCAGAAACAATACATGGAATATCAGTGATAAAGAACATCATCGATATTGTGATAATGGGATACCAACTGAAGGTTTCTACCCAAACAAAACCATCATACTAAATACAATATTGGCCCATACATTATATCTACAAAAATATCTCGACAATGGAGACTAAACTAAAATGATGATAGCGGGGGGTGTATTGGCACTAGTTGTTACGATTATCATCATAGTAGTCGTGGTGAACAACAAGGGTGAGGCTAAGGCTGCTGAAGAAAAGGATCCTAAAGAAAAGGCGCCAGTACCTTCCAAAGAAGGTGTTTTTAAGACTGATAAAGCGTTGACTCTATCCAATAGAGAACCTGACTACTATTATACAGACGGAGAATATGAGATTCGTGGACATAAAGGGTATAGAATTATAGGTAAATCAGACACTAACTATAATATAAACGCACAAGCCAAAAACCCAACATTTAAGTTGGATGATCGCGAAAAAATCCTTCTCGAAAAGTTTAAATCTACAACGTTAAATTTGTCTTTATCAGAGAGGATCTGGTCGCTGAGAATCGCAAATAACATAATATAATAATTTGGAATCAGGGGATATACAGTAACCCCCTCCTCCTTTATTTGTAACGACAGTTTCTTTTTCTGTATCTATATTTTTTAAATACAGAGTTGTAGTATTATCACCATTATAATCTATTGAAAATGCCACATATGTTTCATCGGATGATATATCTAATTCATTCATATTGAAGAATGTTTTGTTTTTTGCCATTTTTTTGCAGTTTATAAGAACGCGTGTTTTATTAGTTTCATTGCTGGTATAATAGTATATTCCATAATTATCATTTTTTTTAATAGTATATGTGTATGAGTATTTGTTATTTTTGGTAGGAACTGTTGAATAGTCTAAAATATTTCTATTGTTAAATTCTTTAACAAGTGTGTTTTGAAATGATTTGCTTAAATTATGCTTTATGAAATCATCATAATTACTATTAAGTTTTTTAATTTCTGATATGTGCGATTTTTTAACCGTTTTCTTTCTACATTGTTTATGTTGTTTTTTAGTTTTATTTGCCATAGTACTAATATATTGTAATATAAAATTTTTATTATGGGTAGACGTTTGGTAATACCATATTATAAAAACAGTTGGTCCACCTATACTAAAAACATGATAGTCAATATCTATTAAGTTTTAAAAGATTTTTTAGTATAATTTATATATACTCTGTCAAAAATAGCCAGGGATCCATAACCTTCTACATCGAGTTTTATAAAATCTAAACTTTCTAAATTTAATAAATCATTTGTAGTTAAGTCAATTGGAATTTTTTATTTTCATGTTACTAATATCAATAGAACTGTGTGATTAATGTCCACCTCTAACATCAATAGAACTGTCATCACCCTTATGTTTAACTAAACTGGGGTATAAAATTGTAGGATTATTTGATTGATCTATATAAAACATATCTATAGCTCTTTTACATTTATAATTATAATATTTATTTAATAGGTCTCTGGCTCCGTGTTTTGTAATTAAATATAGTCGATTACCTTGATCGAACCACCTATTTTTACAATCATATAAATTATATGTATCATTTAATGATACAATATGTTGAGTATCAGGTTTAGTTTTTCCAGAACATAAATAAATAATAGAATAATCATCCAAATTTATTTTAGTAAGCAAATCGTTTATTATAGTTTTAATTTCAGGTTCTATAATAATTATGTCATCTTCGCCTACTATAAAATACTCTTCTTCGCTGTTACATAATTCTTCTAATAATTTAATATGAGCTAAATGGCATCCAACTACTCCTTTTTTAGTATGGATATTGTAATCAACATCTTTCAAATATTCTAAATCATCAGTTGATAATTTATATTTTAAACCGTCTATACCTGTACGAAATTCATAGTTAATATCATATTTATTAAATTGTGAGGTGATATTTTGCCGTTTTTCTATATCAGTCTCAAGATTAATAATTCGAATCATATAATATTAAAAAGAAAAAAAATAAGAACTATACGACTAATAATATATAGATTTTGTTTTTAGATACAGAATGTAAGAATGCAATGAACTTGAAAGACTTTGTAGATTCATTAAAGATAAAATTAGAAGATCTTGATGTATTGAAGGATAAGGGATTATTAGAGAGTGTTGCTGGTGTATTGGTGAATGGCTTAAAAGAGTTAGATTTGAACCGTCGTCCTATACATTGTTCTGATCTCTCTGAGAATAAATTGTATATAAAAAATAAAGATGTTTGGAAGGAGGATGAAAATTGTACAAATATGAATGATACGATTAATTCTGTGGTAAATAAGAATAGAAAGGCTATAAAAGATTGGGAGGCAGCGCATCCAAACTATATGGATGACGATAAGTTAATGTCAGAATATTTGATAATGGTACAGGAAGTGATGAAACCAATTAATGAGCATGATATAATAATACAAAAAGTATCTGAGGTGAATGACAGCACACAACATACACTATAAGTTTTAAACAGTCGGCAAGCCGACACGCAAAAACTTATGGTGTCTGGACAAGTGAAACTAGTAAAGGTATATACCCTGGAGCAGGGTTTCATAATTTTATCGGTTATGTAATCAACAAGGTTAAATACGAATAGATTAATATGTATGGTCCTCACAGACTGTTGTCCTTTATTTTATCATATAGTTTACTTTATACTATATGATAAAGAACATCATCGATATTGTGATAATGGGATACCAACTGAAGGTTTCTACCCAAACAAAACCATCATACTAAATACAATATTGGCGTTTTAAGAATTAACAATTAATAGGGCAACTCTGACTAAAAAGATATATTACAATACATTGTCGAGATTAAGACTTCTATAGATTTAATTTAAGTTGGTCTGTCATAAAATGGGCAACCCCCTGACCATCCTATCTCACCTGTAGCGTTATTACTTCCACCCCGCTCTTCACCGCCTCCTTAAAGGCGTCTCTATATATAGGGTCTACATTGGAAGGCTGGAAAGAGGATGCATCTGGTCGTTGGATCACATAACACATAATGCACCTTGTCTGAGAGGTTGTTCTGATCTCTGTAAGTTCTTGAATATGTTTCAAGGCACGAGGGCTGACAGTGTTTATTATTTTTTTCCTATACCCGTCAGGGAAGTAGGCAATCTTGTCTGTCACCTTGTAGTCATTATCGTCTAGTTTCAGTTTCTTTTTTTCAGAAGCGGTACAGTCTACATAGTCTGCAAGTGGTACGTTTTTTACCTCCATAATAAAGGGGATACCTTCTCTGTCTACACCCACAAAGTCAAATCGGGAATTCATCCTTGTCTTCTCCCTTTCGTATGATTTTATATCTTTTAGCAAAGATATAAAATTATGGGTAAGAGCCTGCTCCACGAGTCTTTCTGCTAGTTTTGGATGGATTCCCACATAGTAGGTAAGACCCCTGTCAACTACCTTAGATAGGTATATAGTGTAATCACACTTAGAATTTTTAGTAAGCAGAGGAGACATCATTACGGTAGCCTCCTTGTCACACAGACCACAGCAACCCAGTGCAGGGGTATGTCCAATGTACTCTTTACCTTCATATAGGATGTCTGCCACATAGGGTGAATTGCATGTTTTAGAAGGACGTTTTTCTACCTCCCCCTCCACCAGGTCAGGTAGAGTCAGTAAGATGTTTTTTTTATGTTCACTCATTGTGGATGAACCCTTAGATCACCTTGTATAGTATGGCTGTAACCAATAATCGTTCAGAAAATTTCAAAAATTTTCTACAGAGTCTAACTCCTGTTTACTCCTGTAGGTAATACTTGGCACAGCAATTCGTGCCACATCCTACTACTGCTGTCCCAGCTCTTAGAGTCTGCGAGTCCTTTGGCGGTTGTTACATCTTTTTCTTTCATTTCTGGGCTGTACCTGGCAAGCCTAGTTACAGCCTGATCAAACATATCCCCATAGTCTGTAGGCTCTATGATTATCCCAGCCCCTACAACTTCTGTCAAGGCAGCCTTGTTACTGCACACAGCCAACACCCCAGCCGCAGCCATTTCGAGTGCTGTGATACAGAACGTCTCTTCATAATGAGAAAGATACATCCAGTAGGAAGATTTCATCATTGCGTTGTGCAGATCTTTCTGGGAGACGGAGCCCATATCAGTAACCCCAGAACCCACCATTGATTCGAGTCTATCTACTACCCCTTCTATATTGAACCAAGAACAATCGGGTGTGTGGGGGTTCGAATAGGATGGGTAGTAGACGTCCAGGGTCGCGTCAGGTATGACAAGCCGGACTTTGTACCAGTTATCCAATAATTCTACTAGCCCCCTATCTACCGCGGAAGACCATATAAATCGATTGGGTATTTTTTGGGTGGAGAGGCTGTTCTTAAATTCATCGGGGTTGATACCATTGGGAATAACAAGACCCTTTTGGGTTAGATCCCCCTTATATATATGTTTGACCCAGTGGTCAAGAGCCCATGAAGAGGGGGTAATCAGTACATCGATTCTACCCAAATAATCTTCAATTTCTGCCTGCGCAAATTGCTCTCCCTTATACCAAGGGAAAAAATCTGTATTGTGGGCCCAGAAAAGAAACACTGCCCCTTTCTGATTAAGCTCCTCCATATATTTTATGAAATGGATATAATTGACTCCCACGACTGCGTTGAAATGGTTGGGTTGTTTCGAATATTTCCCCTCAAATGCGTTGATATCTATCCATTCAACCCCATCGACTGTAGTTGTGTTGACCATACCAGAAACCGTAACATTCCAACCGTATGTTGCCCTTAGTCTCTTGGACACATTGATAATGGCCACTTCTGTTCCTGCAACTCCTTTGGTTGTATTACCGTCGAACGCATTACTGTTGTATCCAACCCATAAAAGGATATTGTACATTTTTTATCAGCCTTTACTAATAATTATATACTTTTAGATAGTCATAAAATTCTCACCATTATCTACTTTCTAAAGTTCATAATCAGATCCCCGATCCTTTCATTGTAACACTTCCATCCACCCATTTCGTCAATCTGATCATAATAGTCTTTATATTCATCATGTCTTATACACCTATCAGGGTTCATTGTCTCTAAAAAATAATGCATACGGTAATCCCCATCGGTTGGGTAGTGGATGTTCTTTAGGTTTGGCATAAATACAGATAGTGCCTGTATAAAGGTGCCCCTTCCTATCATTATATTTGTTGCAGATAATAGTTCAGTAATATCATGTTCCAAAGAGTTCACCCCAAAATAATGGACGTTTTCGTATTTACCTACTAGATAGTCGATACAGGGATTGGCACGGTCTTCAGATACTATGATGACCTTTTCCCAATCATGTCGAATAATCTCATCTTCGTAGTAAGCACAAGGGGGCTGAACCAAATCAGCCCCTTGATCTGGTTTCATTATGTCACCAGACCTGATATGTATATGTAATATGTTACTAGTATTTTCAGGACAAATGGGCGGAAACATAAACGTGTTTACCATAATAGCTTTTATTCTGTGTATATATTCTGGTATAATTGTAGTATTGAAATCACAATGGTAGAAAATTGGCATATGTACCGATTCTATTTTACTATAATCAACACTATGGTAATATTTTAAAAAGATAATGTCTCTGTTATAAAACAGGGGTATACTTGGTAACTTAATTAGATCTAGGTTACTTTTAAACATAAGCAAAGTGCGAGTATGATCTGTAGTATTTGGTTTCCCAGTCTTCCACCTGTTTATGGACAGATAAGACCTTTTACAATAGGTTGATTCTGCATTCTAATATTTTTTAGTATGTTTTTATTTGTACATATTTATATTTAAGTTTCATTTCAATTAAGTTTTCATTTTTCTGTACTCCAAGACCTTCATATAGTTCAGAATATTGGCAAAAATGATCCACGCCAGATAGGGAGTTGCCAGTATACCTAATACTGTACTTACCCTCCAGGTATACCCAAACAGTACCAGGGCCAATACTAAAACAATCAAGTTGATGTACAAAGATACCTCTATTTCTCCTATACATCCGTATACTACTACCCAAACTAATAGACAGAGGGTTGTCATGGAAAGCAGTATATCTGTTGGGATTTGGTGTTTTTTCCTCATAAGTACCCATATGATACCGAGAGACATGTACAAACAGGGCCAAACAATCCTGAAAACTATTCCTGGGGGTGACCACATTTTTTTACTACCACCATCACCATTCCTATTTTTTCCTCCTACACTGCAAAACATATTAGCTGTATACCCAGAAAGTAAAGGTGTGATTAATAACAATCCTGATAATAGATTAGTTGTCATAAATTAATGTTGGTGTATGTTATGTATATATACCAACATTAATTTTGTATTAATTTTGTATTAATTTTGTATGATTGAGTTTATTGATTGAGTTTGTGCGAATTTAGTTGAGATTTGATGGTCTTTTTTAACTCTTTATCAGATTTTTTACTTGTTTGTATACATCCGTCTCCCCCCTCGTCTGAATAATATTCCCCTTCATCCTCATCATATGTGTAATACTCCCATTCATCCCCCTCATCCCCTTCGTCCCCCTCATCCCCTTCGTCCCCCTCGTCCCCCTCGTCTGAATAATACTCCCAATCATACTCTTCATCCGTGTAATAATCCCCCTTCTTTACGACCTTTGCAGTCGTTGTTGCCTTTGTCTCT